CGTTTGACTTTAGTACCACTGTTTGATAACTAATGGCATCTGCAACAACTTCTGCATTATCACGCCTTAAGAAAGCAGCAAACTTAACACCGGCAAAACGCAGTGTTAAGTTAAGCGATGGCACGGTGTTTGAATTTTACTCAGCACCGCTTACAATGGCAGAACGCGAACGGGCGCAAAAGATGCCTGGCGGCGAAGATACCAATGGCTTCGCATTAAACCTGTTAGTGTCAAAAGCCGTTGATGATACAGGTCGTCGTTTATTTACAGCCGGTGAAATTGCAGAGCTAAAAAATGAGGTGCGTGATGCTGACCTGCAATCATTAATGCTGGCAGTAATCACTAACCCAGAGGAAGAAGAAACTGATATGAAAAGCACTGAAGGCTGAGCTAAAAAAAGATAATCTTTTATTGTTGCAGCTTGGTATTGCTAAAGAGTTAGGCTACTCATTAGTTAAGCTGCAACATGAGGTTACATTAGAAGAATTGCTGATCTGGTCGGCATATTTTGAGCTGCAAAACGAAGAACAAGAGCGTAGAATGAAGCGTAAGCGCTAGGGGAGCTATGTCGGTTGTTGCTAATGTTGCCATTAATGTTGACAGCAGTGGCGCAACGCAACAGCTACGCGCAGTGCAGCAAGGCGCACAAGCAACCGATAGCGCCGTATCTGGCTTACTTAAAACGGTTGGGAAATTAGCTATTGCACTTGGTGCGATGCAAGCCGTTAAATTTGTATTTGCCAAAACTGCTGAACTTGAAAGCCAAACACGCAGCTTAGAAGTTCTTACAGGCAGCGCAGCAAAAGCAAAACAAATTATTCAGGAATTGCAGCAACTTGGCGCTGTTACGCCATTTACATCTAGCGAATTAATTGATGCAGCTAAACGCTTGCAAGCATTTGGCGTTGAAGGCGACAAGGTAGTTGAGACTACAAGGCGATTAGCTGATGTTTCTGGCGCTACAGGCGCTGAGCTGCAAGGGTTAGTTACAGCTTACGGCCAAGTACAAGCTAAAGGCCGACTGCAAGGAGAGGAGCTATTGCAGTTCCAAGAACGCGGCATTGCTTTGCAGGGCGAACTGCAAAAGATGTATGGGTTATCAGGGCAAAAATTACAAGAAGCATTAGCCAAAGGTCGCATTAGTTCAGAAGCTGTTGAAGTTGCAATAATAAGATTAACTAATGTTGGCGGTAAATACGCTGATGGCGCTATTGCGCAAAGTGATACATTAAGCGGCAAATTTAGTACATTAATAGACGGCATAGAAATGCTAGCCAAAGGGATAGGCAATATTCTTGCTCCACAAATAAAAAATATAATTAATTTAGCAATAGAAGGTATCAATCAAATAAACAATTTATTTGCTCAAGGGCTGCAAAGCGACTACATGAGAAGGACTGCCGCTGCTATGGCGCAAATTAAAACAGGCTTTAGGACTGAAGCATTAGATACTACAGGTAAATTATTAAGTGAAATTAGTCGCAGCCCGCAACGCGCAACAAAAGGTGGCATTGAAGCACAATTAGCCGCACTTGCAGGCGTTGAAAAAGTTTTAAATGAATTAAATAATGCAGGCGCATTACCTGATCCTGTGCTAGATAGAGTAATGAGGCAAAGCGAGGCACTCACTAAATTACGTGGGGATTTAAAAGGATATTTAAATGATTTAAAAGCAACCGCTAAAGCAACAACAGCCACACCTGCAACGCCCGCATTATTAGAAGGAAAGGGAAAGCCAAAACCTAGCAAATCAATGTCAATGGATAGCTTGCTTAATCCAAAAATTTCCGATGCGCTTCAACTCGATATAGCGCGGCAAGAGACTATGAAGCAAAAAGATCTTAGCAGTGCTCAAGGCACTGAAAATGAAGCGCAGGCGAAACGCATGATTGAATATGCGCACCAATACCGCAAAGCATTACTTGAAACTAAAGCGTTAACAATTCAAATAGGAATTATTGATAAACAGCGATCTGCTTTTATTGCCTCATTCGCTAAAGACAAGCGAGGCGATGCGGCACTTGTTATTGATCAGAAAAGAGCTGATATATTAAATCAAATAAATTTAATCACACAAAGCACTAACACAATCGCAGAAGAGCATTATGGGAAAGCATTAGAAGCGCAAAGAGCAGATGAATTAATATTAAAGAAGAAATTAGAAGATGAAACATTATTAGGTCAACAAAGAAAGCAATCACTAACAGATGAACTTACACTTGCTCAAGCACGTCTTACGGGTAACGAAGCAGAAGTAATGCTAAGAATGCAAATTCGTGATATTATGGCTGGCACTGCTGGCTTGTCACAGCAAGATGTTACAAATACATTAAATCAAATTAATGCAACTAATCAGCTTCTAACCGAAAAGGAAAAGATTAAAAATTTAGTACAAAACATTGGCGCTAGCATTGAAGGCGGAATTGTTGGTGCTATTGATAGCGCAATAACAGGTGCTAAAAGCCTGCAAGAAAGCTTGGCTGATATATTAAAAGATATTGGCAAGATGTTGATATCATTTGGCATTAAGTCATTGCTTGGCGGTATTGATATTGGTGGCACAAAGATCTTTGGCGGCGGTAAGGCTGCTGGCGGTCCAGTAAGCAGCAACAGCAGCTACATGGTCGGCGAGAAAGGGCCTGAGCTATTCGTGCCATCTAGCGCTGGTAAGATTATCCCAGCCGATACCACAGCAGCAATGGCGCGTTACCAACGCCAAGGCGGTAGCGGCGGTGGTGGCAGCAGTAGCGATGCCATGGGCGCTGGCGAAGCAGCAACTCCTGTATTATCAATGAGCTTTGAAACTACAAGGTTCCTGGGGCAGGATTATGTCAGCACTGACCAGTTGCAAGCAGCGATGATGGCAACAGAGAAGCGGGCAGCAGCGGCTGGAGCAAAAGCTGGTGCTGCGCAAGTTACCAGTAAGTTGCAGCAATCACCTAGCTATCGCAGGCAGGTAGGTTTAAGATGAGCGTATTTGTTATTGGTAATTTTGTTACTTTTACTGATACCGCAGAGGGCAAGACAAGGTATCAAAACTTTTTTTCGGAAGGGCAGATCACATTTGCAGGCAATACATACCAGCTATTGCCATTTAATTATCAAGGCGCACAAAAAACAAAAAGCGGCGACAACATCAGCAGCCAACTTACGTTACCAGCCAATCCAATAACTTTTAACTGGGTGCAAAGTGCAGTAAATGGTGGCTGGCAAGTAAATGTAAAAACATATCAACTTACCGATGCTTACGACCCATATTTATTATTAGGTGATGAAACTTGGATCGCTACTGGATTAACGTATAATACACAAGCGGTCGAGATGGAATTAAGTAGTGCGATCGATGCAATTGGTGCGCAAGCGCCTAATTTACGAATCAGCCGTGAAGCCGTCGGCGCATTGCCAACCACGGGCGCTATCAGATCCGGCTGATCTCATTGGCTTGCCATACCGGCTTGGTGCTGAACCAGCGCGGCATGGTGCTACAGACTGCATTAATCTATGCAGGTGGGTATTAGCGTGGCATGGCATCGAAGCCCCAGTACCAGCCCGCAATTGGTATCGGCGTTTACATGCAGGTGATACCAGCATCTTTAAGGAGCAATTAGACTTATGGGGAACACCAGGCGAAACTGGTATTATTTGCTTAGTGCAAGCTAGCAATAGCTTTGGACTAGCTGTTTATTTTGACACGGGATGGCTCCATTGCAGCGCACAAAACAACCGGGTGGTATGGTCACCAGTCGTCAAATACGAGGCGCGATATTGCCATGGGAAAAGCAATTAATTGATACTTTAGGGTTGACGATTGAAGAATATAACTGGTACGCAAATGCGGTAGCTAACTACCGCCCCGAACGCGATCCAGCTTATGACGTAGTGCCGGAGGTGCAATGCACGGGATTTGAAACCTTCCTTGTAACGACAATAGTTGGCGCTGCGCTTAGTGTTGCATCGTCTGCATTAGCGCCAAAGCCAAAGCTGCCCAAGCAAACAGATCCAGCGCAGCAGCAGCAGCAAGAGCAGCGTGGTGCTGATGTAAGTGGTGCCAGCGTTAGCGGTTCTAATCGGTTTACTAATGTTGATGGCTTTACTTCAGTACAACCGCTTGCACGACTTGGTGAGTCGATGCAATTGGTATTTGCTAATCGTCGCAACAACTACGGTGGCGTAAGAGTAGAAACAAAACTATTGTGGTCGCAATTATTAAGCCAAGGCGATGGGCAGGAACTGCTAGCAATATTCCTTGCTAATGGTGGAGAATTAGCGTCACAACCAGATTTTGACGGGATGGGGATTGGCGATAGCTTATTACGTGGCTATCAAGCAAGTAAATTAGCCATGTATTTTAGAAATGGCAACTCAGCTAATCGTATAAGTATTGCAGATAAAAAAGCAGGTGATTTAACTCCCCGCAACAATAGCGATGTATTTCTAGCAGAATTAAAAACTCTTAATAATATGCAACCAATATTTAGTGGGGTGCGCATACCGTCTACAATGTCGATATTTGGTATATCAGAGCCGTTACGCAATGGGCAGCATTGGCAATTACCCTTTAAACGAGTACGTGTAATTTATCCCCCTGAAGTTGTATTTCAATTTAATTTTGAACTTTGGGCTAGAGATCAACAAGAATACAATAAAAAAGTTGAAACAGTCCAAGAAGCAGGGCGCGAACGGCAAAAAACATTATCTTTTTATGCGCCACGTACAGGTTTAATCGCTGCGCGAAATTCTGCTGGCACTTTACTTACTGGACCGGCAAACCAGCAAGTGCTTGATATTGATATTGCAGTAGACGATACAATTGAATTTCATGTATATGAAGGCAACTCACTTAATTTATTTGGCGATATAGGCAATCAAGATATAGCAGCAAAAGAAGATAGCATAAGAGAAGCTATAGATGATGTTGTTATTGTAGGTGAAACGTATCTTGTTGCTGGCGTAGAAGCTGTTTGCGTAAAAGAAAGCACCAATAACTTATGGGACATAAAAACTAAAAAAATATTTACATTTAAAGCTACTCAAGTAGGCAAAACCCGCCTTACACACGAAGGCGTAGTAATAAATAATCCTTTAAACAACATTGAAGGTTTTAACCAGCTACTAAGCCAAACTAACCCATCATTTGGGCCTACCGTATGCAAGTTAGCTATTGCGCATTTTACTACAACAAGAAAATTAAATCAAGTAGAGATTGGCATTAAATCACAAGTATTCAAGCGTTTTGCCGGTATTGCAAATTTTGCTAGTATCCCTTCAGACGGCGTTTTGGATCGGATAGAACGTGGCGGCAATAATTTTAATGTTGGAAGTTACAGCGAATACGGGTTACGGTATTCATTTTTTAGAGTAGAAGTAAAAGAAAAAGGCGCTACTGATTGGCACAGGCTTGTGCGCGGCGGGGGCGGCATATTCTGCGTAAAAGGTCGTACACCTGTGAGTCAATTTAATTTTATACGTATAGCATTCCCAAATTCAAAAGATGTGCAATACGAGGTTAGGTTTAGACCGGTTGCAGGTGGAGCATATTTAGCGTATAACTTCCCCGCTGGCAACAATGTTTGTGTACTAGATGCGAGAACAGGCGGCCCTGAGGAATATTCAGTATCCACTCCTATAGGACCGTTTACCGTAGCATTTAAAGGTTACCTAGAGCGTGTAAATAATATAACGGCAACTAATGATGTTTTATTTTTAGGAGGCACACCACCAGGAGGTGGCGTATTAAGCCTTAATCCGCTTAGATTTGATTATAAGGAAGCAATTTCTGATCAAATATATGACCAAAATTTAGATGGGGGCAATGGCGGCTATGTTCCTACAAGCAAAATAATTGCTACTTCCCATGGATCTGGATCGGGTTTAACTGTCAGTGTACTTGCATTGCAAAGGCGGATTGCAACGCCTGTCGGTGAAGTTGTGATTGGTCTGCAAACACGATGGTTGCATCAAGGAATTATGGGAGCAGGTATCCCTATGTCTGACGGTCAAGAGTTTACTGGTACAGTGCGGTTTAGGAAGGGGCCGTATTATGTTGATGTACGCTTCACTTTAAGAGCAAGAACATTTGCAGGCTACGGGCAAGATGTTGGTGGTACTGGTTACTTTGGTACGGGGTATGGTACTGCAGCGCCATTGCCTCCACCGGATGAACATAATAATAGTGAAGGTTGGCCGTACGATTTGCTGTGGACAAATTTAAATAGATTTCCATCGAAAGTGCTTATAACTGATTTTAATGGTTTTAGTTTAGATGACGAAGGTAACCCGTATTTTGAACCTAGTGCTAATGGTGTTTACGAAGTAAATATGCCCCCGGGCTTTCCAACACCTGCTAACGGCAGGGTAAAAGCAGAAATTAATGTTACCTTTACAAATCAAGCAACATATCAAGTAGATGTACAAGTGCGAGATGGCGGCAGCGGATACAAGGTTGGGGATGTAGTTACTATTGATGGTTTAGATGGGACACCAGGATTAAAAGTCACTGCGGTGTCTGACCAAAGCGTTGGCGCAAGGATATTAGAACCGTTCGATGCCATAGCTGACGTATATATGAATGATGGGCAAGAAGGTAGCCATCAAAATGGTCCAGAACATGCAATTGTTTACGTTAACGAGCAACGCGAAAACATAAAACTTGACAAGCAAGCAACCACAACTGCCCCTATAGCTTACGCTCCAGTGTATAAAGACATGACATTATTAGGGTTGCAATTACGCAGCGGCAAGGAATGGAGCAGCTTCAATAATTTTACTTATTATGCCAAGCAAGGGTGCAAGGTACGTAAGATGATAAATGACACCAATAACACTACCTACAACGTAAACAGTACTCCGGTTTATAGCGCATCGAATTTGTATCCAGAAATCCTATATCACCTTGTTGCTACATCTAACTTGATGCCTACAACCATGATTGATTGGGACGGCTTTGCGGAAGGCTGTAAGGTATGTCTAGCCAATAATTTCTATTGGGATGGCGTGTTATCAGCACCAGTTAACATTAGGGATTGGGGGCATGAAAATGCGCAATACTTCTTCTTGGATTTTATGGTGCTTGGCGGTAAGTTATCACTACAGCCAACCTTTCCGGTTAATAAAGGGTCGGATTTAAGCGGTTACACCTTAGGCGGTGCGTATGATCGTAAGCCGGTAATATCTGCATTATTTACTGATGGCAATATCATTGAGGATTCGCTTAGCGTGAATTGGTATCCTGCTGAGCAACGTAAAGCGCCGCAAGTATTAGTTACAATGCGTGATGAAGTGGAGAATGGGTTTGCCGAAACTCGCAACATCCTAGTTAAACGCAACGATCCAAGCAACCCTAACCCGCAAGTTGAAGCAGTAGATTTCACTGGTTTTTGTACTAGCGCAGACCACGCAATACAGTTTGCAAAATTATTAATTAACATGCGATACCATATCACGCATGTAATATCATTTAAAACGTTGCCAAATGGCTTAGCTTTACAACCAGGGCAATATTTCCGGGTATCAAGCCAAGCGAGACATGTGGAGCAATTCCAGAATGGCTATGTATTGGAGGATGGCACGGTGGTATCTAGCAGCCCAATGGCGGCTGGCACTTATGACGTATATTTCTGGCGTTCTGACATGACGAAGGTAGAGTCAAGGCCAATGGCAATCGATGCTAATGGCAAGACTACGCCTGAATTTGCAAACAGTGTGTTTACGCAATACAGCTCTAGCACCAGCAACCGCTTGTACAAGTCAGAGATGATAGCTTATGATGAGGAAGGAATGGTGGAGATAACTGGCAGCCATGTACCGCTTGAAACTGATGGCAGGATCACATATCTAAACATGGATGCCGCATTATTTGAAGTGCAAAACGAGCAATGAGTACAGCAGGCCCCAACTTTCCAGACCTAGTGCCTACAGCACGGTCGATGTCGCCTGGCGATTTTGCGGGTAAAGTTTTTCGTTCGCAAAGCGGCGTGGAGGCACGGGTGCAATATGGCAACAAAGCATTTAATAAAACGATAGATTTGGAATATAACAATATTACTGAAGTTGATGCTGCTGCTATCCATGATCATTATTTAGCTTGTAATGGAACGTTGTATTATTTCGGGTTACCGCAAAAACCTAAAAGCGGCAATGAAACATTCCATATAAATGATCAAAGCGGTAGCACGTCTAATCGCTATAGCGGTACTCCGTTTGGGCTAAGATACCGTTATGCGGAACCACCGCAGTTTAATAGCGTAAAAAGTGGCCGCATGTCCGTTACGGTAAAACTGATTGGAGTGCTTGACTCATGACTTACTACAGCGGCAAGGATGGCAGCATGTCATTAGTAGCGGCAGACAACACTGAAACAGTTATTGCAAAAGTCAGCAATTGGAGCCTTTCAGCTCAAGTCGATACCTTAGAAGTTACTGTTTTAAACGAAAATGACAGGCGGTTTGTGCCGGGTCTTAGGTCAATGACAGGCACTGCAACAATTTTTTACTATAAAAACCCATCCACTGGCGCACACGCCCCAGTTCCTTTGCTAAGTCATATATTAAAAACAGCATCAGTAAATGAAACTGATGATATATTTAAGGTGGAACTTGGGTGGAGCGACAGACATGTTACCGGCAATATCATAATTACAAGTGCGGAACTCGCTTGCGCAGTTGGTGAAGTAATGCAGGCTAGTATTCAATTCCAATTTACTAACGCACCTACTGCACTTGCGTTATGACCGTTTATCTTGGCAATGCAGGTAATGTAACCTTTAGCCGCAGCAGCGAAGAAATAATTACAGGCGTTATTGCACCTGCTGCTGTAAATATTGTAAAGGATATGTTCAGCTTTAATTTTAAGCAAGGCGCTTTAATAACAGGAGATCTTATTGAGATTAATGGAGGCGCTACTGTCCTAACTTTTGTAACCGCAGCCGGGTGGGTGGTTAATACGCAACAGACAAAAGGCAGTTGGTTTATTAACGTAGACCAATTAGGCGGCGTACGCTTATATGATACTTACCAACATGCAGTAGCTGGCTTACCTGAAGGCCGAGTCGGGTTGGCGGTTCCTGCTGCATCAATTAGTATCACTTGCAAAATCATAAATGCAATATCTAGGATTTTAGCAAATATTATACGTTTTGAGCTATCAACAGACCGTGAAGCCGTTGATACCACCAGCCTTAACGAAGACTTTAGAAGTCAATACAGCACAGTAATTACTGGTAGCGGCGCTATTGATTGCCAGTTTGATTATGCCAGTGTTGGCGAAACTGAAGTTGCTGTTTATTTACACAATTTAATTTTACGCCAACAATTTGGCGCAACTTTTGATGCACGGTTCTATATTTTAAGCGAAGGGCAAGGGAAAGGCGCTAATGCTGCTAATGATTCAGTATGGTATGAAGTTACAGGCATTATTACGCAGGCGGCGGTTGGATGCACTGCTGGCGACATAATTGAATCTCGATTTACGTTTGTAACAACAGGCGAAATTGCTCTTAGGGTTCAAACTACTACCTGGAGCGATCTTGTTCTTAACTCTGCCGGTGATAGACTATTGCTAGTACCCAACACTGAGGGCACAGTAAGGCTTGTGGAGGAACTGTAATGGCCGACCAAACGATCCATCAACTTGTCGAACTTACGACACCAGTTGCCGCAGACGAACTGCCCATTTTTTCGCTGTCTAGCAGTGATACGAAAAGAATTACAGTTAAGAATTTAATCCAAACAGGCGCTGGATTAGTAGACGATGCCTCAATACCAGTAGCCAAAGTCAACCTCAGCGGCATCAGCGGCACCAACCTCACTAATGCCACGGTAACTGCTGCCAAGCTTGATACCAGCACCATCCCAGCGACTGGTGGTGTAACGGTTAGCTCTAGCAATCTGCAACTGGTAGCACCTACCACCCCAATTGTTCGTAATGCTGGTACTGGCAGCCTTGAACACGCAACCAGCGGTGTGACTGCTGGCACGTACACCAAGGTGACGGTTGATACCAGGGGCCATGTAACTGTAGGCGCAACACTGGCTGGTGCTGATGTACCAGTTGCAACATCTGCTGTTGTTGGTGGCGTATCAATACCAGCAGCAGGCGGCCTGGCACTTACCGGCGGTGGTGCGTTAAGCCATAGCAATGCAGTTGCAGGTGGCGCTAGTACTCGTAGCGGTATCACCTACGACTTGCAAGGCCATATCGTTAGCACTGTCGCAATAGTCGCTTCAGATTTGCCCGCAGCTACTACTGCCGCAAAAGGTGCTGTTATTGCCGGCACTGGTTTAGCTGTTGATGGCAATGGCATCCTCTCAACCAGTGTTGCTACTACCAGCGTCCTGGGCGGTATAAAAATTGGTGATGAGTTTGGCTTAAATGGCAGCAACCAATTGCTGTTGGCGACACAGGCAAACGTTGCAGGTGGCACAACATATCCAAAAGTAACTGTAAATAGCAAAGGCGTTGTTACCGCAGGCGCAAATTTAACGGCAGGTGATATCCCAAGTCTTCCAGCATCACAAATCACAAGCGGCAGTTTAGATATTGCGCGTATTGCAGCTAATAAAGTTACAGGTGCCAAGTTAGCTAATTACGCTATCAGCAAAATTGGAGATACTACGCCAACCGCTGACTGTATTGGGCAATTCTTTTTCAACCCAATTTCAAGAGATTTGAGCATGTACGATGGGAACGTATATCAACCCATCGGTATTTCAGTTGGTGAGATTATATTTGCTGGTACATTTGATGCTTCTCTGGGTAGTGGAACTGGTCAAATTGCTTCTGTTACAGCAGAAGGCACAGCAATTGGCCTAGCAATAGGTCAAGCATTACCGGCTGCAGCCGCAGGTAATAGTCGTTATTACTTAGTTGTATCTGAAGCTGGCACCATTACTTCGGGCAATGCGCCACAGGTAGCGCTAACGCCACCGGACATTGTGCTATCTAATGGTACAACATGGACTGAAATTGACGTATCGCAAACAATTACGGCGCAAATAGCGAGCAATGTTAGTTTTACGCCTGCGGGTAACATTTCCGCTATCAACGTTCAAACTGCTATTCAGGAGCTGGATACAGAAAAGTTACCGATTGCTGGCGGTACGATAACAGGCAACTTAGAGATTGGTACTACTGGCAGTTTGAGTTTTGAGGGCTCGACAGCAAACGCATTTGAAACAACTGTCGCGGTAGTAGATCCTACGGCTGATCGAACAATCACGCTGCCCAATGAAACTGGTACGGTCATTGTTAGCGGCAATGCTTCAATTGTTAACGCTGATATAAACGCCAGCGCTGCGATTGCTGGTAGCAAGATTGTTGCCGCGACCACAAGCGTGGTTGGCGCGGTGCAACTTAGCGATAGCACCAGCACTACCAGCAGCGTATTAGCTGCGACGCCTACAGCAGTAAAGGCGGCATATGACCTTGCAGCAGCGGCATTGCCCAAATCAGGTGGCACGGTTACTGGTAATTTAGAAATTGGCACTGCGGGCAGCCTGACATTTGAAGGCGCTACAGCAGATGCTTTTGAAACCACTATTGCGGTAGTAGATCCAACCGCTGATCGCACGATCACGCTGCCCGATGCAACTGGAACCGTGGCATTACTTAGCGCGGTGCAAAGTTACAGCGCAGCGCAACGCGGTACTATCAGCGCCCTTACCGACGGTGCAACGATCACCGCAGATTTTGCAGTAGCAAATAACTTCAGCGTTACACTTGGCGGTAACCGCACATTAGCTAACCCATCGAACCAAACTGCTGGTCAATCTGGTTGTATCTGGATTACGCAAGATGGTACCGGTAGCCGCACATTAGCGTACGGCTCACAATGGGACTTTACTGGTGGCACTGCACCAACACTTAGCACCGCAGCAGCATCGGTTGACTGCCTGGTGTATGCAGTGCAATCAAGTACTAAAATTACTGCCACCCTTATCAGCAACTTGAGCTAA